TTATACGCTTTAGCCTCACAAACTCTTAAATAATGTTGCATATTTAAACGCCCTAAGTTCTTTTTCTTTTGGTCGTGCCAATAATTGATTATTTCTATCAAAGTTGGTTTCGTGTTTTTAGCCGTTCTCATCGCATAAAAATTAAAAGTGATACCAATGCACCAAACGTGCCGAGAAATAGCGTTAAACCGAAGGAAAACACCTTTAAAAACTCTTTGTGTTCTTCATTCGCTGGTGTAACTTGGTCTAATAAGTCAAAAAAGTAATTTTTCATAGTTAAAATGTTTAATTGTTTATGCAAATATACTAATTAATATAATATAAGGTTACATTTTTTTCAGTTTTTTTTAAATTATTTTTTCTATAGACTAAAAAACCCCTACCGAAGTAAGGGTTTCTCGTTAACAATTAACCTAATCAATTATGAAAAATCGGTACAAATATACTACTTTAATTTTCTTAACAAAACTTTTTTAAGAACTTTGCCTACTAATTTTAGAATTCCTTTTTCTGCTTTAACTTCAACATCCGTTTTTTCAGGTGTCTTATTTACTTTTACATCCAAGTTTTTAGAATCGTAATCAACTTTTAATTCTCCGTCTTTACGTTCTACATTAACATCGATATTTTCCGTGTCAACTTTAACGTTTAAATTTTTCTTTGCCATTATGCTTCGTTTGTTGTTATTACTCCTTTTGGTTCTAATTGCACCTTTCGAACATTTGCAGGCTGTGCTACCTTCCAAGCCGTTCTTCGTGCCTGGTTTAATCTACTCTTTGCGATCCGTGAAACGCTTACTGAATTATTTTGGTTACCACCTAAAACATGGTAGTTTGTATCATCTTCTCCTACATAAATTCCTACGTGGCCTCCTCCATTTCTTTTGAATGTAAGAACGTCGCCTAACATTGGTTCAGAAACACGATTCCCAAACTTATTCCAGTTTAGGGCCCACAAAGGGCGTTCAACTACTTCAAGTCCTGCCATTTTAGCGCAGTAAGCTACAAACAAACCGCACCAAGGAATCTCGTCGTTAGTGTAAACATTTGACAGTCCTAACTCCTTTGCCCAATTTAGAATGATCGGGTTATGTGTTTTACCTACGAATTCTTTAACGCCAAGCTGTTTAACGGCTTGCACTAAAATACGCGGTGCTGTTTCTTGTTTTAACCAATCGTAACTCATTCAATTTCGTTTAGTTCGTCTTTTGGTACAATAGCAAAATTAGTAGTGTCAGAAATTGGCTCTTGAACCATTCCTTTACCTTTTCCATAACAATCATAAAGACGTTGTTTTAATTCTTGTACTTCCGTATGTGTGTAGAATAACCATAACGCAAGAACTCCTGTTGCGCCTTGCTTTTTAATAATTTCGAATACTTTGTTTAAATCAATCATTGTTTTATTTAATTTTCAGTTGGTGGAAATGGTGCAGGCTTAGGTTCAAAAGGGCTCAAAGGAATATCCAATAAATATGCATATTCAGTTGGAGCAATATCAACCTCATCCGATTCACTTAAAAATAAAAAATATACATCATTAATATCTTGAACAAAATTAAAAAATGTATCAGCGTCAAAGAAAACTCCTTGTAAATCTTGTGCTTGTTGGTTTGTTACTATTCTACCTTCCATTATATTTGTCTTGATAAAGTTGTTTGAAATGCTTGAACTGCTGTGTAAAAGTTAGCTGCTTCTGTATCTGTTAAACCATCACCTATTGAAGCAAAAGCACATTGTTTGGTTGTAAATGCGGCTGCTGTACCTACGTTATTATATGCACCTATATATGTATTAATGTTTGGTAATGCATTTGATGCAGCAGTTCCATTTACCAATTTAGTTCCTTGTTTCCACCCGTCAATATCATTTGAAGATTGTCTATTGGCAATATAAAAACCTCTTGAATCTAAATCGGTAGCTGTAGTAAATCCAGTTTGATTTATTAAAAAATATGTCGTATTACTTGTTCTTATTTCAAGTAAAGAATAATTAGTGCCTGGTTGCATTACTCCAATTTCTACTTCTGCTCCATTGCTATTAGTTCTTGAATAGTAACTTAAATGCGCTGAATTTAATCCTAATGAAGTAGAAAATTTTAAAAATGTATCTGCATAAGTATTTAAAGGTGTCATTCCTGTTGAACTATGTGTCCATCCACTTGCAAAAGTTAATCTAAATGCAGCATCTAAATCTCTTGGGTCTTTTAAGTTCCATTTATGACTTGAAGCTGATCCTCCTACAATTGGATAAATTGCCTTCATTTTAGTCCAAATTGAATACCCTTTTAAGTCAACTACTAATTGATTAATAGCGCTTTTTTGCGTGTTATCTGTTATTCCAGCAGCTGTTATAAATGCTTGTGCATCGGCATCCACTGAACTTGTTGGAACAACTGTGTTAGAATCAGCACTTGCACTACCTAAAATATTCGTAGCCGTTACCGTACACTTAATTGAAGTTCCTACATCAGCAGTTACTAAAGTATAAGTTGAATTTGTCGCGCTTCCGATATTAGAACCGTTGCGCTTCCATTGATAAGTATAAGTTGGAGTTGGGTTTCCAGTCCATGTTCCAGTTGAACAAGTCAATGTTTGACCTTCTTGAGCCGTTCCGCTAATGGCTGGTGCAACCGTATTTACGGGTGCTGAAAATGTTTGTGCCGTTATAGTATTTGATGTTGCAGTTGCAGCTCCTAATATATTCGTAGCTGTTACTTGACAAGTTATAGCAGCAGCCGAGTCAGCAACTACAATTGTATATGTTGAACTTGTTGCTCCATTTATTAAACTTGCGCCTCTATACCATTGATAAGTATAAGTAATAGTTGTTAAACTTGTCCATGTTCCGTTAGTCGTTGTTAAAACACTACCTAAAGAAGTACTACCCGAAATAACAGGAGCAACCGTGTTTATAGGGGCATTCCCACCATCAATATCAGTAGCGCCACTCCAGGAATCTATTTGACTTTTACCCCATGAAATATTATTATTTAAAGCACCTTGCCCCCAACCTATGTTATTATTTACAGAGCCATCGCCCCATCCGTTTGAATTTGCCATTGATTAAGTTGTTATATCTCCATATAAATACCATTCATTTGTATCGCGTTTTAATAACGTACAAACTGAATATTGAGTAGCTGTTTTAGTTTTTCCGCCTGTGCTTCTTATTGTTACACCTATTTGTCCGTCAATTGTTACTTGTCCCGTTCCATATTGTGCAATCATTACTTTTGTTCCTATTGGAAAAGCAAGAACACCATTTAACGGAACTGTAATTGTACGCGCTGAAGAACTATTTACTTCAACTAATTTAAAAGCGTCTGCTAAAACTATTGTATAGTCGTTTGCCTGAGTATTAATAGCAATGTTTTTAACCTGCGTTCCCGTAACATATTTACTGGAAAACACCCCACCACCATCGTCTTGAGCAATAGCAATCCTATCAGAAGCAACTAAGTTACTTCCCTTTGCCGTTAACTGACTTATCTTCAAGTTTGCCATCTATCTTTTTTAAATAAACGATTAATTTTTTAATGTTTTCCTTTTTTGGTTTGTATGTCTTCATAAAATCCAACCGCCGTAGTTATTAATATCATTTGGAAAAGTATCCCCATTCGAGTTCGTGTTGTACTCGGGAAATATATCTTGGTTATAAATAATATGTTCGATAAAACGATCCGTGTATTCCTTCGCTATATTTGAGTACTTGGTAATTAGAAAGTCTATTTCAGTTTTATCCACGTTTTCCGCGTTTTCGGAACTATGCTTATAAACTCCTTTGTTCGCAATCGTGTAAGCTGCGTTTGGTAAATATTCAACCATTGCCCAATGAATCAACATCGGTTTAACGTAAACTTCTAATAAATCTTTGTAGTTACTAAAAGACGGATCATTAATATCGCCGTTTAATATTAAGTCCTTTATCTTCGTTATAAGTTGCGTGCCTAAATAGTGTTCAATATGAATGTCTTGAGCTATCTTAATGAACTGAATAAATTTGTCCGTGTCTACATTGCCATTTAAAGCCGTAAAACGCACTATATCGTTACGAGTAATTAGTAATGCTTCTGCCATTATTGCCAATATTTACGTGTGTTTGGGTTGTTAGGTGAAAACCCTTTTGTTATTGTATCTCGTGGGCGCGTACTTACTAATGAATCATTTTTAACTACATACCCTAATTTTTCTGCTTTACGAACTGCAACTTGTTTTGCCTTAGGTGAATTAACATCAATTCCTAATTTGCTATCAAATTGAGCGTAAACACGTTTATTCCAACGATGTGAACACCTTGGGCCACCTTTATATAACCAAATTGAATAATTAGCTGCTCCAAACTCGCCAAAACCTGCATTTACCGCTTGTCCTTCCATTCTTTCAATATCCTCTTTACGATAAATTTTATTAGCAGCTATCATTTTAGTACAAAATTCACGGCTCTTTGCAGTTGTTTCACCTGCATAAACATAACGAGTTATAAACTTAATTCCATCTATTACATCATCTTGTTCACTCTTTGAATTTGGAAACGCAGTTCCTGTTGAAACTAAGTTAACTAATTTGCTTAATAAAGACGGTTTTAGCTCTTTAGAAAGCGTTTCGTTCTCTTTATCGTCCGAATCATAATCAACTGCGAATTCATCTATTAGAATCGCGTTTTCGGGTTCGTCTTCGCCTAAGTCAATTAACGCTTGAGCTATTACTGAATCTTTACTTAATTCAACGCCAGTTTCTTCGGCTTTTTGTTCTTCGGTTTGTACGTTTTCTAAATCAGTAAACTCCAAAGGTTGCAAAGTTCTAAACGCTAATTTCAAAGATATTCCGTTATAAGCTAAAATCTTATCTAACGCGTCTATTATCGTATCTTGAAAAGGTTTAATAACCATATTATCAAATAATATACTTGAGTTTTTTAACTCATCTGCATTCGAACTAAATCCGTTACTTGAAGCAATACCAAATAAAAGCGGAGAAGTTACATTGTGACCTAACATTATCTTTCTTAAACACTCTTCGCTTAAATAAGTGTAATGGTCGGGAGCGTCATTCAATGGTATATCTTCAACTGTTGTTCGTGTTTCCGTGTTTTCGTTGAAACTAACTATAACCTTGCGTCCACTTGCACCCGTTAATTTACCTAAAACTTGACTTGAAATTTGATCCTGCTGTTCAGGCGTTGGCGTTCCGTTGTTAAAGTTTACAATTTTAGTTCCTGAAAACGAATTTTGTACTTCGTTAATTAAATAATTTGCTACTTCTTCTTCAAGTAAAGCGTAACTAATCGCACCTTGATAATCAACGTAGCTAAAATATTTCATTCCTAAGCTATACGGCTTAACGTAAAGTATTTCAACCTCATCGTTAGAATACCCGTATGCGCTTATTCTTTTAGGTGGGAATTTCTTAACGTCCTCCCAATTATCTGAATAGTAATAAGCTTCAATCTCGCCTTCTTTATTACACTTTTCAGGTGCTAACAATTGAACTGGAATGTGGTAAGCCTTAAGAATCTTTTTGTGGTCTTTAGAATAGTGAACTTGAATAGCGCATTGCCCTAACGCTTTCAATTCAAAACACAATTTACGTAAGCAATCCTGATTGAATAAAGCCATCATTTGAGCGTACTCATTCGGCTTTTTGTTGGCGTCTATAGCAAATAGTCCACGACCATAAATTAAACGGCTTATATTGTTTATAATTGCGTTATTCGTAGTTGAATTTTTATAGCGTTCAATAAGAAAATTGAAATATTCGTTATTTTCTCCGTACGTTACCCATTCATTTCGTTTGTTTTCCGAAATTGTAGGTGCTTCGTATTTCGCTAAGTTTAATATATGTAAGTTATTCATAAACTATAAATTCGTTTCCACTTGAGTGGCTTGTATAATCGCCGTTATTAACTGAGAATGAAACCACAGGTTGATCGGTGCAAAATACCTTACCTCTAAATACTAAATCATTGTTATTAAACAATTCAACGTTGTAATAGTGGTTTTCTATTAAAGCGCATTCAATTTCGATTTGTTGGTAGTAAACTTTGTCAACTACATCGTTAATTGTAATTGTTACAGGTGTATTCGTGCTATCGTCCGTAAATATTAATTCGTCAAACGTTACCGAACGCGGAACAATATTTAAATATTGTGGATCAGTAGTTGTCGTTAATACGTTCATATATTATAAACGTTCAATTCGTGTTTGTGTTTCTTAAAATAGAAAAACCCCACCATAATTGGCAGGGTCTTAATCTATGGAGAAACAGAAATTGTTTAGTTTGTTACTACGGATGCACCGTCTAAAATAGCGCTTAGTAAATCTGACTCAGAAGAACAATCCAAGAAGTTAGCAGGTAGGTTTTCCATTCCTGTAAACGTCAAAGAATATCCGTTAAAATCACCCATTGCAGTTCCTGAAGAAACTGTTCCTGCAGTTACGTCGCAACCTCTTTGAAGTCCAGCTATAAAAAATTCGTTACCTCTTGTTCTAACAATAATGTTAGGACGCCCGTAAGCTAATAACTTAATTGTTTTGTGTGTTACAACGTCTTGTTTTTTCAACTGTACTGTTAAAACTTGCTCAAAATACGTAGTTCCGTTATCACGGCTTGTTTGAATAGTTTGCTCAAAAGAATTTGCACCTTTTAATTCAAATTTATAAACAGTTGGAACGTTTGTAATTTGAGTAATCAAATCAGTGTAAGTTCCATCGTAAGTTACATCACCACCCAATGCAACTGAATCAGGGTTGTATGTTCCGTAATTAATAATATAGATAGCGTCTAATCCACTAACTGAATCTTTACACGCTTCTAATCTTCCATTTGCTATATCGCAGCTCATATCTTATTTTTTTTAATGTTAAACAAAAAAGGGTGGCGTTTATTTCACCACCCTCGTATTAGTTGTTAGTTTGATTAGTTAGCAGAGTTTGTGATTCCGTAAGTAACACAATCTTGAGCGAAACCATACTTAGCGTCACCTGTAAATCGCATAATTACTCTTACATTTTGACTTCCGTCAAGGTCACCCATATCCAAAACTTTAACTTCGTTAAGGTCGCTCATCAAACCAGTTGCAAAGAACAAGTTAGAAGTTTGAGTTAATAAAGCAGTGTTAGCAGCCATACCTGGAGCTAAGAATACTTTAACACCGTCAAAATAAAGGTCATTCAATGATTGATTAGTTCCTTTGTTATCATAACCATTAGCACCTACACCACCTGAAGCGAAACCACCCAATGCACGAACGTAAGCTCTATAGATGTTAGAAGAAACATAAAGTTTCAAATCTTCTTTTCCGTACAATGCAGCAGGAAGAGCGTCAACGATTGAACCCAATTGAGCAATAACGTTTGAAGCGTTAACACCACCACCTACAGCAGCGATTTCTTGAGCAGCAGGAAGAGAAGCGTCAGTTGCTAATTGTCTCATGATTCCTGCGAATTCACCAGCAGAAGCATTGTTACCGTCCCAAATAACTAATTCCATTTGTTGAGCAACTTTTTCAGCAGCGTGTGCTATTAAGAAGTCAGCAAAAGACTTAGGAAGTACATCAAATGCACTATAACCCATTTGGATAGCGTCCCAATCTGAACGGAAGTCAGACTTACACAATTGTAAGTTAACTTGGAATGACTCAGGCTGTAAAATACGCTCAGTCAAAGTAACTGTTGACGTTGGGTCAAAATCACAAGTTGCGTTTTTAATAATTCCGTCAGTAGCTACTCGTTTAATAACTTGTTTGTACTTAACGTTAGGCATGATAGTAATTCCGCCTTTTTCTAAAGTTGGAGCAGACAATAAAGCTGCTGCAATGTACTTACCTGCGAATTCACCAGCGTAAGTAGTTGTAATTGAAGTTGTTGTTGGCATTTTTTATTTATTTAAAAATTTATATATTACTTGTTTAGTTTTTCCAATACTGAATCCATAATTGAACGCTCTCTTTTAGAAGCAATCTTAACAGTATTTACTGGATTTACATTTTCAGGATTGAAAGAAATTGGTTTAGGCTCTTCGCTTAATTCCACTTCCGTCTTTTCCTCTACTTTGTTTAGTTTAGAAAGTTCCGCTTTCAAAGTTTCGTTTTCTTTTTTCAACTCTTCGATTTCTGAAAAGAAAGACTCTTTAACTACGCTTTCAACTGTTTTCTTTGGAGTTGGAGTTGATACTGCTTCTGCTTCAACTGGCACTTCAGGCGCTTCTTGTTCCATTGGAGCAACTTCTTCTTCGCTTGGTGCTTCTTTAACTTCTTTAACGATACCTTCAACCTCTACGACTAAGATACGCCCGTCTTCCATTTCGTATTCTCCAACAGGAACTGGTATTTTTTGATCATCTTCCGTAACTACGAAAACTTCCATTTCAGGTTCGAATGCTTCAGCTTCTATAACTGTTACACCGTCAGCTAATTTCATTTGTTCTAATTTCACTTCCATTCCAAGTAAAACACGAACTTTGTTTAAGATTTGATTTGTATTCATTTTTGTTTATTTAAACTTGTTTAATATATCTTGTCATATCTCCAACCATTCTTGAAACTGACATAAAATTGGAAACTCTTTTAAATTCAGGTGAATCTGAAAATTTTAACCCTAATTCAGCAAATTGTTTTTCAAATGTTCCTGCTAATGTGTTCATTTTATTTTGAGACGAAACAATTTCATCACCTAATTTTACTATTTGTGGTTTTAAGGCATTAATTTTTTCATACAATGAATTAAATTGTGCTAATGATTTTTCAGCATTATTAATTTCTTGAACTAATTGATTAATATTTGCCAATTCAACTTCGTGTTTTGCTAACTCAGTCTTTTTAGTAAATAACTTATTGTAAACTGTTTTCCTTGTGTTCATATTTATTAAACGTTTAAATTTTACCTTGTTCCCTTTTTATCCGTTTTGACGAACGATAGTTCTTACTCCGTTGTTTTCACTTTGGTTTACAACATCGGTTCCTGTACCTGCTGTTTTGCCTATTCCTTGCGCTTCTAAACTTCCGTCACAACATTTCTTTGAGTATTTTCCGTCTTTACAAAGACAACCTCTGCGCCCTCCTTTTGGGCTTGGTATTTTTTCTGCCATTTTAGTTTATTTTAAAAGTTCTTTAAGCTTATTAATTATTTCTTGTTTTTCGTTTTTCTCTTGGCTCATTTCGTATTTATCAGCGAAGTAACCTTCTATTGAAAAGCCTTTAACCTTGCCTGCTTTTACGTCCTTCCAAATATCCTCGTTATTTACTTTCATAGCAATCATCCAAGTTCCTTTTGGTAAGTTAAATCCGTATTCCTTTGACTTGTCCATTTCGGGGTTATCAATTACCCAACTTTCAACAACACTCATTCCGTTTAACTTTTCTTTGTGTTCGTATGTAGCGTTGTTTTGGTTTGAGCGCATTAAGAACAATTCAGAAGCCTTTTTAATAGTTTCCTCACTGAAATAGATGTAATAGCCTTTTCCGTCTTTGTCAGCTCTTAATATTTGTTTGTTAGGAACCAAGGCTGCACCCATTAAAATCTTTTTTTCTGCGTCAACTTCTTTTAGTTCTATTTCGTGTTTTGAAAGGGCTATAAAGTTTTCTTCTATTGCAGGTGAATGAACTACCGAAACTGCGTGGATCCCTGTTTGTAAATCGTTCTCGTCAATTATTAACTCGATTATTTTTGGCTTTTCCATATTCTTTAAACGTTAAAGTGTTGCATTTTGTACCCTATTTCTATCAAGTGCCTGTTGGCTTGTTACTTCGCCACTTACTACATAAGCCTTAGTAGGTTGTTGTTGTAATTGTGCTAATTGATTAACTCCCGAACTTCCTATAACGCTAAAGTTAGGAGCTTGCGGTGCATTTCCACCAACTTGAGGCGCTTGCGGTGTTGACCCACCACCTAATGACTGTAATGCTTTTGCAGTTGCTGCAATATTTGCTGCTATACCAATTCCTGTTGAGATATTATTCATAGCAATTACGGGTGCTGCTGCTGCTCCACTTGTTGCAATAGCTTGTGGAGTTGCTAAAGCTCCTGCGTTTGCCAACTTATTTGAAATAATCATTTTAGCAATTCCAATTGCACTTTCTGCTAATAATGCTGCTTTTTGTACGCCTTTTTGATTCTCAAATATACTTGCTATTAATTGAATTCCTTGAGAAGCTACATCTAAACCTTGTTGTTGTATTGCTGCTTTTGCTTCTTGAGCTGCTTTTGCTGCTTCAACTTCTTTTTCATACGCTTGTTTATCTAACTCAGCCTTTTTCTCTTTTGCCAATTTATCGGCTTCATATGCTTCATTTTGATACTTTAAATTGATATCATTGATTTCATTCATTTTAGCTAACTCAATCTGAGCAAGTGCCTCGGCATTTCCTTCTGCTAAAGTTTCAAGTTCAAAATATTTATCTTGTACTGCTAAAAGTTCACGTTCTTGTTCTGTTAAAGTATTTTGAAAGTTTTGTTCTGCTATATCTTCTAATCTTTTATTTAGTTCGTTTTGTTGTTCGATTGCTAAACGTGCTGCTTCTGCATTTGCATTTGCTATTATTTCGTTTCGTGCTTTCGCATCTTCTTTTGCTTTATCATTTGCAGCTTTATCCATATCCTTAATGGTGTTTTGGAATCCTGCCTTTTGGTTTTCTAAACCTATTATTTCTTTCTCAAGTTCCTTTCGTGTTTTTTCACCTTCGGCTTTTACTTCCTCAACATTAAAAATTGATCCTGCAATAAACCCGCTAAACTTGTCTTGCATATCTTCCATGGTTTTACCCATATCGAATGCAATCAATTTACCAAATCCTAACGCTTCAGAAACTTTGTTTGCGCCTTTAATAGCCATATCAATAGGCATTAACATCAACTTAGGCAAGAACAACGCTGTGTCTAAAATAAAGTCAACTATTTTTTTTGTTAAGTTGTAGTTTTTTATAGCTGCTTCCTCTTCTGCTTTACTTGTTCTAATTACATTTTGAAGATTTATTTTACCATCTTCAATAGCCGTGTTTACCTTTGCAATTTTTAAATTAAGAATTTCGCGTTCGCTTTTTCCTTGTAACTTTAAAATGTTATCCTGAGCGTCTAAGTTTTCTAATTCAGCTTTTGAATTTTCAAATTTAGCTTTGGATACTTCATTTAGTTTTTCTTGTTCGTCAGTAACACCACTTACCGCAGCTTTAATGTCATCCCAATATGCTACAACGGTTCCAAGTGCTACTAAAAATAAACCGATTCCAGTTGCTGCTAAACCAGTTCTAATTCCTTTTAAAGCTGTCATTGCTGATTGACCTAACTGCTTAAAAGCTATACCACCTTCTTTTAAACCTGTTAAACCTTGAGAAATAGACATAGCAGCTTGAAGCTTAACCATAGTTTCTTGAAGCTTTTCACTTTCAACACCCATTAATGCCGTTGCTCCTTCTGCTACACTAAAAGCACTTGCTGCTCCATTAACTGCACCTGTTAATTTAGTTGAAAAAGTTGAAGACGCAGCGTCGACAACCATATCCGTTTGCATTTGAACTTTGCGATAGCCAGCAACTGTTTTTAATAAGTCTTTATATTCTTGAGTCGTAGTTTGACCTGCAGCTGCTAATTCATATAACCTGTCTTCAGCTTCACCCATACGAGTGGTAAGCGGTTGTAATTCTCCGTAAACATCAGCGAACGTTTTGCTTACATCCCTATTATTTTCTGCAGTATCTTTTAACGATTCATTTAAATTATCTACATCCTTTTCAACTTGTTTAAAGTTTTCTTTAACTTCTATTTCAATTACCCTTTTTTCTGCCATTTTGCTTTACTTTAACTTCTCTATAC